TTAGGCTGCGCCCGGTGTTCCAAACACACAACGCCAATCAGAAACGCCGAAGCTGTAACGCTCACGGGCCTTAAACCGCATGTTTCCGGTGTCAAAGTCACCTTCCATAGCGGTCTTGATTGGAGAACGGTTGAAGTATTTGAAACCGTTAGGTGCATCGGTCTTGATGAAAAACGCATCTGTATCAGTCAAGAAATGGTTAACTACTGCCCCTTCAGGAAGCATACCCATGTTCTTGATAGCATTTGCATCGTTATCAGCCGTTGCTGAACGCAAGTTTGAGTTAATCACACGCTCTGCGATAAACTGCAATTCTTTTGGAATGATAAGCTTCATTCCACGAACTGCAATTTTCAGACCACGCTCATCAGTCAGACCCGCAATATCAATCAACATTTGCTCAAGTGAAGTTTCATTCAAATCAGCAGCAGTTGACAGCAAGTTACGCTGGTTGCCTGAAAGAGATGGGTGTGATGAAGAGCAAAGTGCTGCACCGTCACCGATTGCAGATGCGCCTGTGCTGAACGCGTTGTTCAGAATAGCCGCAGCTTTAATCTGCTTGGTCTGAGCCATAGAGCGGGCCAGAGCCTTGGTGTAGCGTGATGCAAGACGGTCGTACAGATTATCCTCAATGGCTTCCTCAGTAATTGAGAACGCCAAAGCGATTGTCTCGTGTGTGTACCGTGCAGTGAATGTCTCTTGAGCATCGTCAAAAGAGATGGCTGCGCCTTCCTCTTTAGTCGGTGCTGTTGAGAAACCACCAAGCATCACTTCTTCTTCAAATGAACGATCTGAAGACTCTTCAGCGAAGATCTCCGCATGTTCGTTCTCGTAACGGTCGTACTCAAGCCCAAAAAGTGCATTTAGACCGGGTTCTAGCTCTTTAGCTAGTTGTGCTCTTGAAATAGCCATGTGCTAGCCTCCTATATACCGGTTGTAGCGTAGGTGCCAACCGCAATGGTTGTACCTGTGTTAAAGGCACCGTTCAAACGAACGATATACTGGTGACCGAGTGCGGAATAATCCGTGTTGCCTGCCTCTTCATAGAGACCGACGATACGAACATCCAAAGTGTTTGTAGTGGCCGCTGTACTGATATCAAGCATGTCGCTTGATTGACCAGTGTTTGTGCTGCCATTGTTAACACTTGCCATGTCACAGTTGATGAAAACGTCTGCCAACGCGGTTGCCCGGTCGGTATTGCTTCCATCGGCTGCCACAACATATAGCTGCATTGGGTCATCATACACGTAAGCTTTTACGGGATGATTTGTATCAACGCTTACCGCGTTTGATCCGGGCCAGTAATTGAGGTGTGTCGTCTTACCGGAAACGGAATCAACGTACTCAACACCACCTAGAACACCCAATGGAGCTATCGCCTGATCGGTGATAATAATTGTTCCACTGGAGGCAGGACATACGATCCCACCGTTGTAGATAGCAGTAGTGTAGTTGCTGGCAATCTCATACATCGTTGTAGCGTTGTTATTGGGATTACCGCCCGTTTTACCAATAGGACGAAGGCCATATCCACCTGTTAGGATGTTTGCCATTAGTTGCTCCTATTTGACAAAAAGGTAGCCGTCATTTCTGAGGACCACCAAAAGTTACACGAGATTGACGATCAGGTTTATTGATCGTCATGGTCGAATGTGCATTCTCTCTCATCATATCAGAGTCCACCGCCTGCATCTGGTCAGAACTTCTAGCGTTGAAGTAAGCTGTCCTTTCCGCAACTGTTTCGTCTGGTATACGAGCGAGAATAAGTCCACCTACTCCAAACACACCTTCATATTTACCTGAGTCTACTACCGGGGCCTCAAAGTCTGGGTACTCATCCTTACGAACAAGCTCATAACCTTCGCGCATTTTTGCGCTGATGTTCTTAGTATCGTCAAAACCACGGGTTTCAGCCCTGATCCAACGATGCTTAAAACCATCCGGTGCAGGTGGTGCATCCAACATAGACGGGGGAGCCCACGGCTTACGCTGCGCCGTCTTTTCCCTAGTCTGGTTTGCGCGAGAAGTACGTTTAACTGTACCTTCAAACATTTCGTTTTGTTCTTCAGTCATTTACTTACTCCTTCACGTATTTCGCGTATTCTTCAAGCGGCACACCCAATTTCTTCGCTATTGCGACTTGGCTAGGGGTGAGTCTAACCTTTTTCCCACTACTGCGCCCAGATGACGACCGGGATACGGAAGCGACGGTCTGAGCGGGCCGTCTACTTTCCCCGTTTTTCAGCTTATGTGGGAACTCGTCCCTCATACGCTTGTCTAACTCACTATAGTACTCATCGCTCTGCGGGTCAAACCCTTCATTTTCGATAAGCTTTTTATGAACCCCAAAAGCAGCATATGTCATAGCCTCATCAGTGCCAAACCACTCGTTTCTCGACGCCCAGCTTTCAGCCTTCGGGTCCGGGCGGCGAGGTTGCTGCTGCGGCATAGGAGCATGAACCTGTGTTTCCTGTTGCGCTCTAATTTGTTGCGCCGCCCGCGCCTGTTGCGCTTTAGCTTGTTCCGCGCGATCATTTTCAATCGCGAGTCTCGTGATCTTTCTTTGCGCCTCAACAACTCCATTCGTGTCACCAATCTCTATGGATTTAGCAAGTTCTCCTTCAGCAGATGTCATCTCGCTAGTAACACGGTTACTATACTCATTAACATAATTAGTGTCTAAAGCATTCATACGGTTCTTTAAACCGTCCGCTTCAGCTTGAACACCTTGAGCGTATCTCAGAGCTTCGTCTTTCTGACGCTCTGCCTCACGCATTTTCTTAGTCAAACGATCTATACGTTTTTGCGTATTACTTTCTGCTTTTTCAAACTGATCGTCGCTTGACGCCTCTACTTCGGTTTCGACGGCCTCCTCGGCTGTCACCTCTACTTCGGTATCTTGCGTATCCTCAAGCTCTAATTCAATTTGCTGCTTATCTTCTTCTGCCATGTTATGCTCCTAGAAATGTAGAATGTCTTCGGGTTCCATAATTTTAGCCAGTACCTCATCATCGTTGAGTATACGGACCTCCCCGCCATCAATCTTGAAACGTGAGCCAGAATAACGAGCAAACATCACCCAATCACCCTGTTCACACCAAGCTCCGGTGGGAAACTTTTCTGAGTCCTTATAAGCTAGAGATCCAACTTTAAGGACATATCCTACTTGTGTAGAAACCGTTTGTTCTTGAACAACCGCATCCGGTAGATAAATTCCACCATCTGTTTTACCCTTACCTCTGTAAGGCAAAACCAACAGACGCCATCCTGTCGGAGTCGGCATTCTTTCTAGGAGGGAAGCCCCAATCGCTTCGGGGTCTAATACTCTGTCTTCAGGCTCTTTATAAGCCTCTGAAATTTTTGCAACACCTTCGGCTGCTGCCTTCAAGTCAACCATTGCTTTGCTCCTGTTTATCTAGCAGGCTCTTGAGTTCCTGTTCCACGTGATCTAGGGATTTTAAATTACCCATGAGCTCACGATATTGCTCTATGCTACTTACGTTGTCATATATCAATAAATCATAAATAGCCTGCCGTCTTTCTTTAATTATACGGAAAACGGCCTCCGCAAAATGTATCTCATCCACTCGTATATCTCCGCGTTAAATCCTAGGTGTTCTTATAACACACTATTCGGATTCCGCAAGAGCTCTCATCCTGTCTACCAGACGTCTGGCCCGATTTGGGACCTGTGTATACCAACGTGAATCTACCATCTCATCTGCGGCTTTGTTCCAGTCTCTAGTGTCTACACCAGCCTTCATACCCTTAAATTTGGAAAGACGCGGTCTGCCCATATTGAACATCATATTGCAAATGATGTGCTGTGCTTCTTCGGGTAAATCGTCAAAGTCCGGGTACAGTACTTTGCACTCGTCTATGGTTACAGACATATCTAATGCGAACAATTTCTTAACACGTTCTTGTTCAACAACCGTACCCACAGATTTACCATGTTCTTCGTCATTTTCAGTTATCAAGTGTCCTATGCCGCAAGTGGGTAGACCGAGATGGTCTAAATATACCTCATACTTACAGCCCTCGTCAGCGGCTATTTCTTCGCGTAATACATCTTTGTTCATTTTTTAAATCCTTTTAGGCCGCGTATACCAAAGGATGCACCAATGCTGGCGTACATCGCCCATTGAAACCATTCTGGTGTACGAGACAACGCGGCAAACCCATCCTCAACATACTGTTGGGTAAACGGAATGAAGCACATTGCAATTATACAAATAAACAAAATAGTCCATGCTTCGTCTTTCCACGAGTTATCAGAGGCTTGCGCCATTATTTTTTCCCAGCCCGCCTCATGCGTAGCTGCTGTGACCATAACCTGCGCTTCTGCCTCTGCCCGTGCTTTGGCTACAGCGCCCTTGGCTTTAGTCTGTTCAACCTTAGAATCCATCCATGACCCAGCAAGACTTGCTATCGGGCCTATAAGTGCTTGTATCATTCTATGATCCTCACAATATAGTTTGTGCCGTCTTCGTTCTTCTCAATTACAACGGTTTTGTTCTCGCAAGCGTATCTAACCGCCGTTGATTTCTTGTATAAATTTCTTTCTATCTTCCGCTTGGTCTTGAGGCATTTAGATATTTTTTCAAATGCCGTATGCTCTGTAACATCACCGCCCATATAGAGTATCAATGTGATTGTTTCAGTTACCACGCTGCCCATTCCTTATTTTCTCAACTTGTGTCTCAATATTAGTTAACCGCTTTTCATAAAAATCCAAAGTTAATTTTTGTTGCTGATCATGTGGGGCGCGGCCCTCGTCTATCTGTTCCTGTAGTTTTTCAAGTTGCTCAGACAGATGTGTGATCAGCATAAACTGTTCGCTATCTGCTGGCAGAGAACCCATTTCGCCTCTAGGCCATTTGATGCGAAACTCCGTGTTCATCCCCAAATCTGTTTCCATCAGAATTATTTTATTCTCAATGGTATTAAGACGCTCAATAACACCAAAATATGCCCATGTGCCAACCGTCGCCGCAATAAGCAATGCAATCAGGTTGCGAATAGGCATGGCTAATTCAGTGTTTTCATTCAGTTTGGTGGCCACTATTCAACACCCATTATCCGTGACAGACCAAACACCTCCATAAGCATGAACGTGAAGAACAGTAACAAAACACCACCGGCTATCAATTTACCACTGAAATTAGTTGACCCTATCCGTATGGCTATAAACTCATTACCTAATATACGAAGCACTAGCTCAAAACTGTTCTCCCCAACAGATAATGATATAGGTTTTTTCTTTTCCTCACTCACAGCGTTCCTTTCCTGCACAGTCTTTTGGAAAACAGTGCATGGCCATTTTATAATGTTTGTTATCATAAGCGGCTGACCAGCGTTCATCCTCCAACATCCAGTGACATTGTTTTCGGCTCATGGGCTGTTGAAGTGACATTTGACCAATGTAGTGATCCGTTACCCCATCATTTCCCCACATGGAGATTACCAAGATGTACTCTCTCAAGGCCATTAATATAACTCTTTGTCTGCACTCACTTTTACAGGTTTACAATATGCCGTCGCCTTATGTTCTGAGGGAACTCCGCTATAATGCTGATAATTCCCATACCTCTTTGTTACCTGTGATGCGAAAAAATTGCAATCAGTTACTGAACGGAAGTACATGTCTTGGCTTTGAACCTTGCCGCCCAAAACCAGTACAAGCACGAAAGCGTGGATCATTTTTTCGCCATGTATGCCTGTGCACCAAAGTAAAAGCCCACAATAGATGCCTGACTTAAAAACAGCATGTCACTGAGACTAGCTAAGAAAGTTAGCCTGCTCTCTGGTATCCACGGAATAAGCGGCAAAAGCGCGAAACCAATCATACTAGCCACAGCAATCCAAGCCATTCGTTTTTGTGCATCCGCTTTCTCTTCACGAAGTTCTAGTTCCAGCATGTCCTTCGCATGTGCAATCTCATCATCTGTCACAGTGCCGTCATTATCTAGGTCAAACTGTGCAAACCGTGAGTTTTCTGACAATTTTTTCTGTTTCATAGCACCACCATAAATAGGAATACAAAAAATCCAAAAGCCACCACTACCACGGTTAAAGTCAAAACGACATTTTTTATTGTCTCTTCCAACTCTCTCTGCTGCCTCAGTTTTTCCCGCCTTGCCTGCATAGCCGCCTCCTTGGCGGCTTGTATACGCCTAGCCCTCTCTTCAGTGATAGATTTCCATGTGCCATGACCAAAACGAAAATCAACCATTGTGGCGATCTCTTGCATCTGCTCTTGAGCCAGACGTGCGTTTATAATTTCTGTTGCTACAGACTTCACGCCAAGCTGGTCGCCCACGCCCATACCAGATTTTCGGTTGCGCTCCTGTTGAACCTGCTTCTCGCCATCAAACAAAGCATCAATATGTCCTGCGATTTCAGACACGTCTCTAGCCGTTCCGATAGCACCCTTGATGCCATCGACAGCACTTTTAAATAACGCAAAACCGGCTAACGCCGTGGTAATCGGTTCCATTTAGCCCCCAAGCTATTGTTTTTTGAGTAGTTCCCTCTCCATTGCAGACTGAATACGTGCTTGGGTCTGTTTTTCCTGACTGGCAAGCTTCTGTTGGAACTGAGAGGCCCGTATCTGCTGGTTCTGTGCATCCAGATTTAGTTTAGCCGCATCATTCTGAGCATCAGCCTGTTCAGCCTGCGCTCTAATCTGTAGCTCCTGCTCTTTCAACTGAACCAGCGGATCTGGGCCTTGACCCGATACCTGTTGAGACATCTGCTTGACCATCTGCATACCTTCAGCAACAAACTGTGCCGTCAGGCCCTCTACCTGCAACATCTCTTCTTCCGTAGCCGCCTGTCCGCCAACCGCCTGTCTAGACTGTATAAACTGTACCGCTGCCCGCTCACGAGCCGCTATCCGCACATGCTCCATGATGTGCTTCTGAAGCGCCATAGCAATCGCAGGCATTCCAGCAACCATTGGCGTAGAGCCAAATACCATATGCGCCATAATATGTGCTTCATGTTCCTGACCCTCAAACGCCTGCAACGGCACCATGTCCATAGCGTCTATGTTCTCCTGCGCCGGATCTTTTGGCGTAGGCTCCTCATCAGGAATACTCTTCATAACCCTGTCGATGTCTTTCACACCCAGAGCCTCGTACATGTCCTTGTACACTTCATACATGTTGTGCAATTCAGGAGCCGCACCAGCAAGCTGTAACTTGGTCTGTGCCAACGCAATCCGCTGCGCCTGACTAAACATATTCGGATCAGATACAGGAACCACGTCGATCTTGTCGTCAAAGTCACTTGCCATTACAGCAGACTCCGCACCCTCTACAGAATACGGATACTCCTGCGGTAAACTCTCCGACATAACCCGCGCCAGCATCTTGAACTCAACCCGCATGGCGTAGTGCAGCCGCTTATGCACCGCACTCATCACACGAGAACCCTGTTCCAACATCGCAATAGTCGTTCCAACAGCCGCCTGCTGGTTACCATCACCCACTTTCAGGTCCGTAATCGTCGCAAACCTCTGACCCGCCTGAACAACAAAACCAAGCAAGTTAAACAGCGTCTGGTCAGGTCCTTTAAACGGCAGCGGCATCAGGCTGTCACGAATAGCCCCTCCGGGAGCATCCACATCGCGAAACTCACCGGGCTGCAACGGGTCATCGTCGTCCCTGATCCGTAGTCCGCGGGCTTTGAAACCCGCTGGGAGGTTGGACAACGTACCAGCGTCGATTAACTGTCGCAGTGCCGCTGTGGCGGTCCGTGACAGCCCGCCAATCGTGTGAATTAGCCCTAATCCGTAAAAACCAAAGCCCGGAAGGAACTTATAATGCACAAAATACTGTATTTTCCGCTTATCTTTGTCATCTTCACGATAATTTCGCCTAATTGACAGTATCTGACCGTTATCCTGACTGATGGTGACAACATATGGTATCTTGATACCGGTTAATTCACCGTCTTCGTCCTCTTCTTCATACCCCTCAAGGTCCAAATCAACGTGACACTCCAAAATCGTGCAGTCATAGTCGATCTGAGACGGTGTAACACCGTCAATGCGCTGTATTTCGTCCTCCACGGACCCTGACTCACCCTGCGCGGGCAACACATCCATGTCCAGATAGAACCCAGATACCTGTTTCTTCCGCAAATCGTTCAACGACATACGCAAAACCTGCGTTATATTGGGACAAGTCTCTAAATCTGACGTTTCATACGGCACAACCAAGTGTTCTGCCGGTACAAACTTACTTACAGCACGTCCTTTTGTCTCATCATAGTAAACTTTCTTGAACGTAGACCCCGCCAAAGGCAAAAAGAACAACATCTGGTCAAGTTCAGGGGTGTATTCCTCCATCACGTTGGTGATGTAGTAGTTCATAAACTGCTTTACGCGGATGGCCTGCTGCTCTTTCTCCCTTGTTTCGGCTCCCAAGACAGCAGTTCGCACGGGACCCGAAGCTGGCAACAACTCGTTAAACGCCTGCGCTTGGAATTGTGTAGCAGCCTCTGCGAGCAAGGGATGCGTAACTCCGGAAGCTCCTCTGAACGGTTGCGCTCTCTCCTCATAGGAGAAACCAAGAAGTTCCAAACCGTTGGCGTAAGCATCTTCCCACTCCTGTCGTCCCGACTTATTAGCATCAAACTCAGACATTAACTCGCCAGCAATACGGGACAACTCACGGTCCGGTATCTCTTCAGCCAAGTTCATGTAAAAATCATCACCCTTGCCGCGCTGGTCCTGCGGATCAAAATCAATGGTTACACCACCGTCATCATCCGGGATCATCTCAATGTCCATGCCCTCGGCAACACCCTCAAAAGACACGACGTTGTCGTCCATGCTGCCCGGTAGCTCAAGCTCAACTTCAGCCGCCAAGTCCTCCGGATCAAGCTGCGAAGGGACGTTCTTGTCTATCATTCCGGCAATCGGTTCACGAGCCATGTGTTATCTCCTTTTGCCTAACTTACCATAGGCCGGTTCATATTCCTAG